CTCCCATAAGAGTTCTGGCGTGGAAAAGAGTTTATCCCTCCCATGCTTGCTCCTTAACATCCAAAATTTATTTCCCGTCGGTGCCGCCATCTTATTTCTTCTTGAATCGTTCGTCCAATATCTTAGGAACAGTGTTATTCCAATTAATCACGTGGTGCAATCTTTTCGTTTCCTCGCTATGGCCCATCACGCCCACCTTCACAGAAGACGGCATCATCATAACCGTATAAAAGCTCTTGACATACGTCCCTTGACTCATGTATATATCCGTCATACCTCCTTTATTCTTCTGTGTCTGCTTCTGGTTTAGCGCCACTTGTGGAACCTGCAGAAGCAGACATCCCCTGCTCCCAAGTGTGGTATAGGTGTTCACATCTTCATTAATGCGACCAACGAATTGGAACGGTCTATCTACGGAACAGATGAAAGAATTCATCGCTTTTCGTTTCATCTTCTCGCCTTTCAAAATATCGTTCTCCTTTCCTCCTACAAAATCGCCTCTCTGAGCCATAGCCAAAGTGAGAGCCGGAATACTTTCATAAAAACGTAGCATAGCTTCAAATACCACGTCCAATTGCTTTATTGCCCTCTGTTTGACTGTACCATCTCTGCCGTAAGTAAAAGAAAAAACATCGTAATCATCATCCAGTTCTATGAAGTATTTGTAGCCAAGTTTTCTTGCTATCTGAAAGCAAGCATTACGCGCATAAACAATAGCTCTGCGATCATCAAAATTATCCGCTTCATCAAAAGTCTTTGCAATCTTTGGTTTATCGAACATTACAACGTTTTTATATTTCGCGTAATACTCTGCGGCCACTTTATCTTCATTGTCTATCACATAAACAATCGGTCCCGTATAGCCACACTTCCGCAGTGTCTTATCTGTAATGACGGAACCGGCACGGCCATGCGTCAGTATGAATGCTGCAAAATCACTCCTCATCTTCAGTATCCTCCAGCATTATTTCATAAATATCTTCCTTGAATCTGGAATAACCGTTCTCTATCGCCTTATCAAAGTCTATTATCACCAGCGCAGACGCTTCCATCAGTTCCTGAATCTCTTTCTCCTGATGGGCGTAGAACTCTGCTATCCGTCCGTAATCGAATACAATATGTCTCAATGCAGCTATCCGAAGGAAAGACTTCACATTTTCCGGAACGTTTGAATTATCTATTTCCGAAATCAGTTCTTCATATTTGCTTTTATCATAGAGAGAATTTATTTCCGGGCATACAGGGTTTTTAGGCTCATACACCGGAGCTTCAATCTTTTTCGTGTATTTATTCCGGGCATCACTTTCACTATCTACCAGACTATCATAGTCGAAATCAAAGTTTAATCCCCAATCCATCAAAGACTCTGCATTCCACTCCTTCAATAGTTTTTCGTCCCATGTACCATTATTCACGTTATCACGGATAATAATCTCCCGTTCTCGTTCTTCTGTCAACCCATGAAGCAGAACCGTCGGCACATCAGAAAGTCCTAGTTCTACACTGGCCTCATACCGTTGGTTTCCGGCTATAATCACCAGTTCCCCAGTCCGGTCAGAGAGTATGATGGGCCGTGCTTCGAAGTAGTCCGGATTACTATGAATAGACTCTTTGAGTATCCGCATCTGCTCCTCTGATATGGTTCTGGGATTGTTACTCAGTTTTTTAAGGTCTTCTATTTTTCTATAAATTATCTCCATTGGCACACTATTTTACGTTACGAAAATAAAGATACCGAATAATCCACGAACGGACTATTCGGCATCAAAGAAGTTACTGACACGATTTGGCAGAAGATTTTGCTTTAGCCAGCAATACCTTAAATAAATCCCAACCTTCAATTTAACAATTACACCGTTAATGGTTAACAAGTACATTTACCAGCTAAACCATGTTATAAGATGGCTGAACAAAGGCTCATAATTTGCACAACTCCCACAAAACCGTACCTTTGCAATGTGTTTTTCATAGTATTAGATTAAGGTTAATAAAAAAGATTGGCTGTCTGGGAAGATAGCCTTTTTTTGTAACCATTGGCAATATCTTTTCTTTATTAATCACCTGGTCGTTCATACCGTTTCTTCAATTGTTTCAAGACTATTTCCATACCGTTATCCAACCCTTTCTTATAGCCGGACATATGTTCACCTATGTTGTAAATCAAACATCCTACAACAATAAGGACAACCCCTAAAGCTCTATGCCAATAAGGGAGTGATATGCTGAACGGCGAAAATGTCAACCGGAAATGCCCGATGAATAATACTGCGATGATGAATATCGCAATAAAGAAAATGAGGTCTGTTTTCATGTCTATTCCTTATATTAAATTGGGATTATCGTAAATATTACTGACGATTGTCATAGTCTGCCATTCGCCTAAAGGTCTCATGCCGACTTTTTTTTCAAAATCGAATTGTAATGCGAATGTAGCAAGTTCTTTGTTCCACAATACAAGAGCTATATGTTGCTCACACATAAGTATGTCGCCTTCATAGATTTCTTTACCGCTCTTGTCGCACAAGCCGGTGAACTGCCCGACGGTTTCAGCCCATACGTCGTAACAGCAGCCGTCTTCCGGAGAATATATCCTCGCCTTGTCCGTAAAGATAAGCCCGTTTTCGTCCCTTCCGGCAGTATAGAAAAAAGAGAGAAATCCATATACCCATTTCCCAGTATCAATACCTTTACCTCTGAATTTTATTTCACGCTTCATAATCAATACCTTTTTCCATGTTTGTTTTCTCTCAATTCGTTGTATCGCATCTTCTGCTCCACATGCCATATAAGGTCTATGTTCAGATGTTTGGCAAACCCGAAAATAGCCAATAGCATGCTATTTAATTGATTTTCTAATAGACTGTCATATTCATACTCACACCGTATAGGAATTGTAGATATAGCGTATATGCTTTCTGTGAAGGTCTCATTATTGCAGCTTTCTGTTGCTTCGTATATCATTTCACCTGAAAAATCATCAATGGATATATTTCTTAATCCAGCCAAATCAAGCAGGCGTATGCAGGCGTCGGCAAACTCGTCTTCCACACAGTCTTTGATATATTTTTCAAAACTATACTTAAAATCGGCATTGTAATGCGGCTCTTCATCCTCATAATAATCTTTGAAAGATTTCCTATCAGCATATTTATTGTTTCTATCCGCTTCCACAGCTTCCATAAGCTCGGATATGACAAGGCAAAGGCAGTGTTCATTACTCAGCTCTTCATCGTGAAAACCGTGTTCGCAAGCGGTTTTATAGGCGCGGTCGCGCAATTCATTTAGATTCATGTTTCCTATCCTTTAATTTGTTATACTCATCCTCAATACATTTATTGATTTTAGCGGCTTCCTCGTACCGTTCCTCATTAATCATTGCGCTTTTCAGCCATTCAAGTTGGTTTATATAAATGAATCGGTTACACTCTGAAACCCTACGGGTGTATTCCCTTATCTCATTCAGCTTGTCCTCCATGCGCCTATGCCATCTGCTTACCATGATTAGGACAAATCCTAATGCAACGGCATTGAATAAAGTGATGGAGATTTTAATTATCAGTCCTACAGTTTCCATAATCATATTAATCAATCAGTTCAAATTCGTAAGCAAATACATAAGGGTTGGACTCCCACGTACCTTTGCCGGAGACTTTATCTATGAGGGCGGCAAAGGCTTCACGAGGGGTGCAATAAGGCTGAATGTCCCCTTTATAATAATAAGCATCCATAAAATGTGTATCTGCACTTCCGCATTGTCCTTTATAAATTCCTTCTTTCAAGCAATCTTTATCGGAGATGCCTTGAAGTTTTTCTATCTTGATATTGGTAATGCGGATATGATGGGGCATGAGTTCGGCTTTTGTAAACAACTTGTTAGTCCAACCTGCAAGAGAATTGATAGTTGTTTTATTACCATTACTCTTCCATTGAGATACCTCCGCAAGGGATAAATCTAAATAGCTCTGCGCAATAGCAACAACTTCACCAACCTTGTATTTTGGAAATATCTCGCCCATATCAAACTCTCTTTCATCTGCATCATACATACAAGGCCAACCCACAATCTTTTTATCAGAATGGCGTCTGTGTATATTGAATCCGGCAACCCATTCTCCTTTAAAAGTTCTTGGACATTTGACTATTCTTCTCGTCATAGTCTTCCGACCATCCAATACAGCCTGGGTTAGACTGTATTTATCATTGAACATTATCTTCTTCATTGCTGTTTCTCCTCTACTTTAAAAGATAATTTCTCAAGTTTCTCAATCTGCTTACGAAGAGAAGCGATTTTCCTAATCTTCATTTCTTCCGCCTTTTTCAACGCTTCGGATTTATCGGTGAATGCGTTTTCCCCTATACAGAAGTAAGAACATAAACCATCCCTTACATATTCTCCATCTTCAAATCTACTTCTAATAATATCTGCTTCTATCTCTTTAATACCTTTTGTTAAGGCATACTTTGTTATAAATACTTTTGCCATAGTTGTAATCATTTATAAGGTTAAAGTGAATTAAGAGAGATAGCGGACACGGGGCGAACCCAATTGTAACTGCCCTGATCGTCGTTGAACCTATTACCATTGTCCCAATTGAGAATAAAATTATTGCGTTTGTTTGCTTTTCTCGTAGAACACCAATACCATTCATTTTTTATTGGTTGTTTTCCGCAGATAGCTAAGGCTGCATTCAGCATAACCTTATGTTCATACCCTAAGACACTCTCTTGTAGTGTAGGAATGTGCCAACTTAATCCACATAAGTCCAATGCTATGACTTTCTCAGCAATTTCGCTTCCGGATACAGCTAATGCTTTGGTATTACCTATTCCATCGGTATCCTTCATACCTTCTTCTGTGGTTGGATATATCTTTCCTGTTTGCTCTTTCTCCCAATCAAGAAGAATATGGGTATCATTATCCATATCTTCCGGATAGAAGAATAAAGCATTGCCATCATGGATAATAACTGCACATTGTGCCTGTTCGTTTTCTTCATGCAGTCCCCAAAATTTAGGTTCTACAAAATTCTTATTGACGGTAAAGATGAATACACCATTACCTACATTTTCTTTTGTGTAAATTCCTTTGCTCATAATGGTTATATAAGTTTTAAAGTTTCTTGTATTCCGGCCTCCAATGCTTCTTCGTAGGATTTATAATGGATAATAGGTCTGTCAGACAATCCAACTAAGTCATGGTTCGGAATTGTTAGTATATCATATATCCAATAATTTTCATACATATAGGATATTTCAATATGCAGGTTCTTGGTTTCACGAAGCCACTTTTGGGCAAATGATTGGTTTGGTGCAGATATTAAATGTATAGCTATCTGACATTTGTTACATGGAATAAAATTTGCACATGTATGGAAATTTTCACATAATTCTGGAACTGGAAGTGAATTATAACTCGATTCAATCCTATTAGGGTCTTGGTATAAATCTCCATTATTTTTATAAGCGAATAATGTTCTTTCATTAAACCCTTTCTTTTTCAGCAGCTTCGCTGTCTCTAATGTTACAAGTTCTTCGGTCATGGTTGTTTCTCCTCTTTTCTTGTTTTGATTTATAACTCTTTAAATTCCTGCTCCAGTCGGCATTTTTTTACATAAAGTCCATCTATAATGTATTGGGTACAATACTTGGGAAGAGTGATAACCGCAATGTCACCGGATGTCTTGACGGCATCGCGATACACACAGCATTCCCTGCTGCTTTTTAGAATTGACTCAAGAAGAGAATTACACTTTTCAATCTCTTCCTTAAGGATTTTAGCCCTTTCAAACGATTCATTTTTCATAAAAAATAATAATGAGACGTACACAGAGGAGGGAAATTAATGGCTGCCGCACAACCGTTAATCTCTTGCCAGAAGTGTTCCTCCTCTATTTTTACCCATGAGGACCACAACAAACCGTCCATATCCCTGCGTACATAGAAAGGCGGTCCGTAAGGGTCACATACAGCCAATATCTGCACATGGCTGTTTTCATTGTAGGACACAACTTTCATCTTGGAGGAATCGAACAAATCCCCCTCTATTTTCTTTCCCGGACTGATGTTGTACGAGTAGTTAAAGTCCTTATGTACATTCAAGGTCTTCCATGGGTATTCCGGGAAATCTATTATTCTCAGGTCCATTCTCACTCCTCTGTTTTCAGTTCAATCTTTTCTGCCCGTCCCCACCAGGAGCGCTTGTTGTGCTCTTTAATCAAGTTTTCCAGCAGGTAGCGCTTGTATTCTTCATCAGAAGCTTTTCTGCGTTCTTCATAAACCTTTTCTTGCAGGGAATTGGCCTTGTTTTCCAACCTGGTAATTTCTTCGACAAGCTTCTTGACATACTCATCCTTCAAGGAATAGATAGCCCGTGTTTTCCTGGAAAAACTGAATCCTTCTTGTACATCAGTAAATTCAGCCAGCGTATTCCCGTCACCCAACGCTACGACAAGCATGGAAATACTTTCCGCGCTTATCTCATAGCGTTCTTTTATCTCAAAGGAATCAGGCAGTTTCCCGTTCTTGATTTCTATTCCGTCCACATTGAATATAAGGTCCTTGCCGTCAAAGACCACTTCTTTCTTGTTCTGTTCCATGATACTAATCTTTATTTATAACGTCGTTGATGTTCCACTCTATTTGAGGGACTTGAATCTTTTGGGAGAATAGTCCCTGTAATTCCTTTACAGTAGCCTTGTGCGCTTGTGCTACGTCTGTCCCATAATACCACCGGTCATGATTGCAAAGAATAAAATCCCCTTTGTGTTGGTAGCATCCGACCGCTTCCCATATGTTGTCATGGTCCAATACAAACCATTGGTTCTTGTCTGTATCATCTCTCAATGCAGCAATACCCAAGAAAAATTCTTCATTGGTTCCGCAATCAATAGAAATATCTATATCTGGGTTATTTTGCAAATCCCATTCAGGGGTTGCAACATATCTCCATTCCTTTGTTTCCTTAATTCGGAATGTTGCAAGACATTTACCCATCCATTTTCCATTATTAAGTTTATATCCCAAAATTTCCAGCTTCTTCCGAAGCTCCGGTGTATTTTTGCGTATAAAGCACGGTGTTGTAAATCCCATATTTATTCTCCTTTCAGTCTTTTAAAAAATTTCATCGGAGACACTAAGGAACCCGACGAAATGTCTTTGAAAATTTCACTATCATCATTCACACCCAATACAAGACAATACTCCTGCGGATTAACTTTTGCCAATTCTTGGAGCATCTTCTCCCGATTTACACCAGCATAAAGAATCCCGGTATATTCCAAAGTAATAGAACCGTGCATATCTTTCAAATCTGATAGCCTTAATATTTCTCCTCTTGACATTATTCAATCTCCTTTCAGTTTCTTTATTAGTGAATCAGCGAAACCAATACTCCATTCTGCCACCATATTTGAGTCAGCATCCATTATCTGTTGATGTGGATTGCTACAGAATCCTTGCATTGCAGCCTTTACCAGTTCATAACGCCTCTGTTCCCAATCAATTTTCTTTTCTTCCATCTTTAACCTCCTTATTAATTTTAATAAACCCCTTTTGAATGCACCAGCACAACATCTCGTAGGCTGCATCAATTAATAAATCATCAGTAAAATGTTTGAGGCAATCATCTATATCTTCAACATTTCGATATGCTACAGTGTCTCTTTCAATCATCCATACAAACAATATTTGTTTGGACGGAAATGGATTCAAATAATGTGGCAGCTTGTCGAGAATGTCCTGCAAGGTATAAGCAGGATATTCATGTTTCATATTCGGTTGAGAAACGAAGAGAGTAAGCTCTTTCTCTGTTTCATCTGTTCCATTGATAATAGCATCGGCAGTAGGTAAATACTGCCAGTGCATACTTGCATCACCCGTATCTAATCCAAGCTCCTGCAAGTGCTTCATCTGTTCGACTGATAATACTTGTTTCATTTCTTTTCCTCCTCCGTTTTAATCTCTGTTACTTTACCACGACTGACAAATATATCTCCACCCAGCATGTAGCACATTAATATTGATTGATGACAAATACTATAAAGAGAGCAATCATCACAATAAGCCTCTGAATTAGTATTCACCAATTTATGCAGCACTCCGTCTATTATTATTCCGTTCTTTACTTCCATGACCTTCTCCTATTCCTTTTTAAGTTTTAAAAACAACATTATTCTGTCCCATAATACCATATAGCTGTCCCAGTAATCGCTAAAGCTGAAATAGTACCAGCTCATTTGCAAATACCATATCGGCAGATAGGCTATGAATATGGCGAACCATAAAGGGATAAGCAGCCATCGGAGTATCAGTCTTAATTTTATCATAGTGTTAAAATAATATCTATTCTTATACACTCTTTGGGTTGAGATAAAGGTTCTGATTTTGCGTTTTCCCGATACACATAAACTATATTGGATTTCAATCCGGTTTCTAATTCGAGATTTTCCAGAATCCGGGCTATCTCCATTTCTGCTTTCACTTTCTTTATTTTAGCTTCTTCTACCGTCTGTTTCATGATTTTATCTTTTGATAGTCCAACACAATACCTCTTTTCTCCAGTTCCTTTAGAGCCTGTTTCTTGCAGTCCTCCTTTACTTTCTCGTCGGTCTTGTTCTCCCAGCAATCCACACAAAACACCCCATAAGGCGTATTATAACAGCCGCCCTTTACGGGCTTTCCGCATTTTTCACACTTCATTTCTTACCCTCCTTATCAAATTCGGATAATGCCTGCTCACAAAACTTGACCTGTTCCAAAGCATAATCCCTCCTATAGGTTATTATATCACGTGTTGTATAGTCCGTACAAAATCGGCCTATAATGCTCCTAACATGAAATCTCACTGGCTGCTCGCAATGGTTCAGAAGAATCACGTATTCATCGTTTCTCGGATGAAAGCACAAAAACCGATAATAATTCACTTCACCATTCAAGCATTCAATCAGTTTTTCATCTTCCCTTAGATTTTCAATGTCTTCTATATTTCTTATTGGTCTCATAATTCAATATTTTTTATTATTTTTTCTATTCCGCTCGCTCTGTACCTCTGCCATACACATCTTGCACCATGACGCTTTCAGATGGTATTCCTTACCGTTACGACGGGCTGTCCTATCGAAGAATCTGGATAATGGAAGTGCTCTACCGCAACGGGTGCACAGTTTACGCTCCACTCCGTCAACCACCACCCGGTTACGGGGTTTCCTCCTCACGATTTCACATGGTCCGCATTCGGACGCACCGTACCTCCTGCAATAGGCAAGTGAGTGCTTGCCGCACTTGGCGAAGGAGGTGCAATCCGAACGGGGAACTATCTGGTGAATGTTCATACGGCATCATTCATTAAGTCGAACAATGTGGGTGCGCTGACCTCCATCTCTGCCTCATACAGATATGAAAGACTATCTTTCCAGTAGTCGTAATTGAGTTCGGTTGACAGACCTTTCCTCCCCAGATTGATAGCGCAATAGGGAACGGTGCCGATACCTCCGAACGGGTCAAACACCAGTTCACCCCTGTTTGAATACCGTTCAATCAATCTTTCGACAATATCCAACTGAAGGGGACAAATATGATTCTGCCGTTTCTTCTGCGACTGCTTGGTATTGAGCGTGCGCATCCGGGTGACATCATCCCATATCCAGGGCTTCTTGCTTACCGGGTCAACGGCCATGAATGTCTTTGGCAGTTTTCCGTATGCCTCCAGCTCTTCGGCGAATGATACGTGTTCCTCATAATCATAGACGTGCCCACGCTCGTAGTTCCTGAATAGGTGGCGTATCTTATCTATTCCGGCTCCTTTCATGTCCTCATAGCTCAATAGAGAGTTACCAGAAGATTTCCAACTTGCATGGGCATCTATCTGCCAACGGGCCAACGAATATTCGCTTTTGTTCTTGGTCACCGGCAAATCAGCATAGGCCCGTGAGGTGTCGGAAGGCAACTTGCGGAAAAGAAGGACATACTCAGGACAACCGATACCCATCTTTGAACCGTCCTTGCACATCTCCGTATATCCAAGCCGATAAGTCTGGTTGTTCTCCCTTACCACATCCGTATCCACCGTGATGCGCCCCATGTAGCGGAAACCGTGTTTCATGTAGTGGAATACAGTCATTTCACTGAACGGGTCGATGGTGGGCATACCGTCACCAGTGGCGTTGCCGAACAAAACACGGTCTTTCACATGGATGCAAGCTAACCTACCGGGTTTAAGAATACGCATAAGCTCCGGTGTAAGATAATCCATCTGCTCGAAGAACTTGCCGTTGTCCTCATTATGCCCGAAGTCGTTATAGGTCGGAGTGTACTCATAGTGGTTGGAGAACGGGATGCTGGTTACAATCAAGTCCACCGAATTACTTTCCATAGTCTGGCATTCAAGAACATTGTCATTATTGATTGCCCTCCACAGTTTACCGGACTTTTCTTCCCTGCTAGCAAACATCCACCGCATCATCTTTTCCTCTGCCTGCAAGCCGAACAAACCGTTCTCGCGGACTATATCGGTCATCTTGGCTACCATCTCGCGGTGTTGCGCCCACTTCTGCATGAAGCTCTTGTATATCTCTCCCTCACTTTCCGCATAGACCAGATAAAGGTCAACCGGATGCTGCTGCATGAAACGGTAGATACGGGCTATCGCCTGGAACTTGTCGTTAAAACGGTAGTCGATGAACATGATTGCCTTAT